TGAAAAGCCAAGTGATCCTCCTTGAGCAACTCATGCTGGATGCAGGAGATGCTCTGGGGTTCAGCGCAAAGAGAGATGTTGAATCTCTCTGGAGAAGATACGACGAGGAGGGCTTGCCCTTCTTGACGATCACATTGCCACGCCTCGATGACCTGCTGATTGCAGGGCTTCGGGACGGACAACTCCCTTCTTTCGAAGGGTGGTTGTCGCGATGTGCCTACCCCGAATTCCTTCGTGGAATCTGGAGTTTGATCTTCTCTAGGGAAGGAAAACTTCTTTCCAACCCCAGTGTACCGGCCATTCGGTGGCTTCGTCAGATCTCTAGGCTTCATAAGAAGATCTTTGAGGTCTGCGAAGATGACCGTGTCGAGGCGGAAATTTCTCGATTCGTGGAGGTAGATTCCAACCTACCCTCTCGGAAAGAGATCCGTTCCTCGATTGACCCGTACACTCGACGAGTTGCCCAGCTTTTGTTTGGGCAAGTCATCGGTGAGGCCTTGTCTACCATCAATGATGGCAAACATGGCCCGGGAGCTGTAGCTGACAGACTCGGTAATAATGAGAGGTGGAGTTTTCACTCCATCTCGCAGAACATCGAGTCTCTGGTTGGCGCCGAGTATTTCAGATCCTCTTGGATCGATCTCCTCGAGCGCCCTCCCTTTGAAAGGGAGGTGCCGGCAAAACTGACTGCTGTCCCAAAGACAGCTGTGAAGCCTCGATTGATCTCAATCGAGCCTTCATACAATCAGTTTGTGCAACAGGCTCTGCAGAGTAGACTGAAAAGGCTACTCTACAGGTCGGACTTTGCTTGTTCATACAAGTATCAGTCCCACAACCAGGCGCTAGCCTTGAAAGGTTCATCTGATGGCTCTGTAGCCACCATTGATCTTTCCGAGGCTTCGGACCGTGTTAGTCTTGCGCTGGTGGAAGAGATCTTTGGGTTTAACCCTCAGTTTCTCCGCTACCTTCGCTTGTCTAGGTCACGGTTCGTTGAGCTCCCCGGAGGAAAACTTGTTCTCTTGAACAAGTTTGCCTCCATGGGGTCTGCTCTGACATTCCCTGTGGAGGCGATGGTCTTTCAGACCATCGTCGTCACAGCTATGTGTCGGATGCAGGGGAATTTCTCTGAGTCCTTTGTCAAAAGGTTCAGGCGTCATTCCCAAACGCTGAGCATCTACGGGGATGATATTATCATTCCTGTGGATGCCTACCCCTACGTGGTATCGTCTCTTTCTTCCCTTGGGATGAAAGTGAACGATTCTAAGAGCTTCTCAGTTGGGAAGTTCAGAGAATCGTGTGGAGTAGACGCGTACGATGGAAGAGTTGTAACTCCTTCCTACGCGCGCGCCTACTTGCCGA